GAAGCATTGGCCGAAGGTTGGATATGTGATTTGCCATTCTCCTGTCATTAGGATTGGTTAGATCAAATGCAGACAATGGCACAACATGATCAATCGTCCACTTGGTTCCATGATTATCCCATTTCATTCCGTTCTTAAACTGAGATTGCAATCTAATCATTGCGTCATTAAATGAACATCCAATATAATCCTCTGTCCTCATCTCTCTCTTTATTTTAAGATGATCAATGACCCTCTTAACATGACTCCTCATTAGATGCCTAGCTTTTTGTATTGGAGTAAGTGGAACCTCTCGCTTCAATCTTGCTGTATCACGTCTAATCCTTCTGTCGGCCTGAGAATCCCTGCTAATTAAATCTATGGCATTTGTCCTAGAAGAAAGAAGCTCTCTTTTCCCAGCAGTTTTATTTGATCCTCTAGGATTATATACACCACATCGAATCATCTTAATGCGAACAGAATTATAATTCATTGCCATAACCTTTCCTATCGTCTTTATTCCATACCCCAAAGATTGTAGGCAAGACATACATTGAACCATTGACCCTAATGTATTCCTTGATTGTGCATAGCATTCATGGCAGCAATACTTTTGCTGCGAGCTTCCGCATGAAAAATCAATCAAGCATTTGGCGCATCGCTTTTGGTATTTGGTAGGGTTGTAGCCTTTGGCCTTCCCCCCTTCATTCCGTTTATCTTTGATGACTCGGCTTTCTTCTTCGACTTCAAAGAACCAAGGATTTTCCCGATGTTGATTTGCTGATTGCAGTGTGGGCATTTCATTAAACATATATCCTATCTGATAGGATTGTCAAATCAATTTATTGTAAATCTCCACGATTGGCTTGAGCGAAACGCGCAAAGATTCTCTCTCGTCCGCACGCCATTGCTCAACCGGCTTGCGCGTGAACAGGTCGGTGAACGAGCGTTGCAGTTTGCCTGCGTATGTGAGCCAATGGTTATTAACCCAGCTCGCCTTCTCTGGTTCTGTAGCCGTGGCGTATGAACCTGGAGGCGGAAGGATGCCGAGCATCTGCGCCCCGAACTTAGCAACATCTGCTGGCCACAACTCAAGCTCAAGTTGATCTCGGTTGCGTGCAAGATGGACGGCCTTGGCTGCATTGTCTGGGTGGATGCCTAATGAGGTTAACCATTGGTTCCTGTTTCCCTTAACATAATCCTTTGATATCAGTATCATTTGACCGCAGTCGGCCATGCGCAGGATAGCAGCGCGGGCGTTACTCTTAGCGGTTAGTGCTAGGGCGTTGGCCTCAGCGTATGCTGTTTTAATTTCCTGCTCAATCGTTGGCAGGGTTATTGCTGTTATTTCTCTTTGTTCCATATTTGTTGGTGTTTGTTTTTTTGTATGTCTCTCTTGCCTTAACTGTCTTCATCGATGGTGGCGGTGGCAGTCCTGTTGCGTCAAGATATGCCGTTGCTACTTTCGATATCGCTTGCTTAGTGCAACCTATATCTCTTGCGACCTCCTCCATTGATAATCCCAGATGCATTTTGTGATTGATTGCAATTGCTACTCCGGAAAGGGTTGTCAGTCTATCATGCCTGTGGTGCATGAAAAAAGTAATTGTATTATGTAGAATGCGCAGGAACACGGCTCGATGGTCTTCATACTCTAGATTTATCGAGGAGGTATCGTCGAACGAGTAGAAGTCGGGAATATAGCTGGCTTCGTCGTATTCGGCGGCGTCTCGCGTCAAGTCGTGCATCGAATACTTTTTGTGCCATAGTTTTTTTGTATTGCAAATTATTTCTCGTTTTTTGGCTCTGAATAAAGGGCGCAGTCTGCCGCTCCCACCAAGAAAAACAGTGGCATATTTGCAGGCGTCCAAACATCCACGTATCTTCGCCTGCAAAAGTGTTAGGTCATTTCGTCGTCACTCGCTAAGAATGCGGAATGCGCTTGCAGCCACAAGCGGAACTTGTCCGTTGCCAATGGCTTTAAGTCTGTCCACTCTTGAGGGAATCCCATTCGCAACTCCGAATGCGTCGGGTGAGGGTATGTCATTCCGTATTTTAGTTTCACAAAGTCCCGCCATTGATCGAACCTTAGCTTGCCATTGTCTTTTCGTCTCGATGTAGTTCCGCCCTTCCAATCCGTTGCTATTGGCGTTGGCAACAATCCACAGTCTTTCTCGTCTGTGATCGTAACCGGAGAAATCAGCTCCGATAACTCCCCACCTAGCATCATACCCCATCGAGGAAATATCTCCAAGCACTCTCCCGATTCCTCGAACAGTAAGCATTGGCGAGTTTTCCACGAATATATGTTTGGGTTGTATTTCGCCAATGATCCTTGCCATCTCGGCCCATAGCCCGCTTTTATTTCCATTAAGTCCATCCCCCCCCCCCTGCGCTTGAGATGTCTTGGCAAGGGAATCCTCCGCAAACAATATCGACTTTTCCTTTCCACGGAGTCCCGTCGAAGGTGCAAACATCGTCCCAGATTGGGAACTTTGGCAAGATGCCGTCTCGTTGTCTTTGGTGTAATACTTTTCGGCAGTAAGGTTCAATCTCGACAGCACAGACGGTGGTATGTCCGAGAAGGATGCCGCCGAGTATTCCTCCCCCTGCTCCAGCAAATAAGTGTAGCTCATTCATTTTTCTTTCTATTTCGTCACCCTATCGACAAAGCGCGATATGCCGCCTTGCATTAGCACCGGAGCGGAGACGTGACGTTCTCCGTTTCTGTTTTTCATAAGTTTGATCTCGATATCTGGATGGTTCGCGTGATCAATGTGCAGGACGTAGTCCGCGTGATGCCCTATGCCCCGCGACTCGCGCAGTTCTCCCTTGTCGTTTAGTTGGGAAGCGGTCAAGACGCAAACATTTAAATGCAACGCCATCAATTTAAGTCGGCGCACGACTTCGCTCACCTGTTGTTCGCGTGTCTCGCTTTTGCTATCGGCGGACGGGGAGCAAAGTTGGATATAGTCCACTACAACCCAGTCAAGGCCGGTGCGCTTGAGTTGCCTGCAAATACTCTCGATAGTATCGATGTCCGATACTTTGTCGCAAATGGTTATCGGAAGAGCCGATATTTCGGCGATGCCTTTTTGCATCCCTTCAAGATGCGCCTTGTTCGGATTTTCGTATGCCGAGACGCAACGCCAGCCGCTTTTGGATGCGACTAGGCGACCGATAACCTGTGTTGCGCTCATCTCTAGCGAGAAAATAACGCCATTCTTGGCGTTTAAAGCCCCGTGCAGGGCAGTTTGGAGTAAAGCAATAGACTTACCGCCCGAAGTCTCCGAAGCGAAGACTGCGAGCGTTCCTCGCTCAAATCCGCCGTTGATCTTTTCATCCAGCCCATTCACGCCGGTCGTGAAGCGTTCCGGTGGCGTTGTCTTTTCGAGTTCGTTCAGCAACTCGGTGCATTGTTGCTTGAGCGATGCGGCGCCAATTTGTTCCTCGTCGCTGTCCGCTAGGTGTTGAGCAATGCCGTTCAAGTCGGCACGCATCTCGCGTATGTCGTCTTTGCTTTCGGCCAGCTTCGCCATCGCCTTTCGATACCGGCGGGCCTTGAGCAAGTCTTTTCGGAAGTCGAGAGCCGCCACAGCGTCCCCTGTCGGATATGCCGTGAATGCTTCGGTCACGCCGTGGTATCCGCCCACGTCGAAGATCGATCCCTTTTCTTCCAAGACCGCCTGGAGTCGGAAGATGTCCGACTTGTATCCTTCGTTGTGGCACTCCTTGGCCGCTGAGAGCAAAGCTCGGTTGGAATGCTCGAAGAACAAGTCAGCGTCCCACTTCGCAGCGTCGAGAACTTCGTAGTTTTGAAGGATGATCGAGATCGCGGCCTTTTCCGCTGATGGTGCTGTCGGAACTGCCGACCTTGTGCTGACTGATTCTTCTCTTTTTAAAATTGCCATCTTTTCCTTTCTTTTTGCTTCTGGATAGCTTCGCCTCTCGCCTTAAGCGAGAGAGGCGAAGCCTATCTATCTATGATAATAGATAGATATTCTATCTATCTAGACCACCTATGGTTAGTGTTAGGTTACGGTTGGGTTTCATTTGGGTTATAGTTGGGTTTCGTTTGGGTTATTTACAGACGCATTCCGGCTGGCTTTTTTGCAGGCTTTGGAGCTTCACTTTTCGGCCTTCCGCCTTTCTTCCCATTTTTGTAATTGCTGAATAAACGCTTATGAGTTGCATTGGGTCGCCTTCCCAGTCGGCTATCGCTGCGACGATCTCCGCTGGCTTTTCGATCCGTTCGCACTTTCTGAATTGGCATTGCGACCAGAGTTTGAGAAGGCTGAAGACGCCTGCGTGACCGGCTAGGCGTAGCAGGATTTTAGTCTTGTAATGATCGCAGAAGTCAGGTGATAGGATCATTTGATGTGCTCAAGTAGTTCAAAGTTATTTTTTGGGCTACCATCCCAACGTATTGAAGATTGACCTGCTATATCCTTTAATCTCCAAAGCGCCCAACATCCGCTTTCGACAATATGTGCAGCTAATACGTCAAAGTCGCCATCAACATAATTTGTATAAAGTGAACCTTTTTCTCCCTTATTCGCCATGCACGATGGTTTCTTTGATGATGTTGATATTTTCCAATTTCCAGAACTTTCAAATAATCCCTTTTTGATCTGAACTGAAATTGGCTTATTAGGCTTTTTCCAGACTACAACATCTGCTTTTTGGCTGTGTCCAATAGGCGTAAATATGGTGAATCCATTCTTTGCTGCTTCAACCATAAATTGAAGCTCAGATATTGTTCCAATATCACAATTTTGGTTTCCTTTTGAATTTTCTTCATTCCTTGTAAATTCAGATAAATCAAAAAAATCTTCCTGTAATAAGTAAGTCATGTTTTCTTTTTTTCGAAATAACGCTGCAAGACCTCCTCGGCCTCCTCCTCGATCCACCGCGTGGACTGAGTAACGACCTCAAGCCAAGTGCCGTCGATTAGAATCTCCCAATCCCATCTGTAGCAATCGTCTTGGTGGTTCGGCCAACAGCGTAGCGGATAGCCTTTCCAATTTTGCGCTCGTTCATTCATATAAGCAATCCTTGTTTTGATTTTACATTAAATCGCTTACTGGCTTCAGCTAAGTTAAGTTTTGCTTGTTTAAAATAGCTGTCCTTTAACTCAATTCCTATTGCCTTTCTTCCCATTGATACTGGGCTAAAAACCTCGCTTCCAACTCCCATAAATGGAGTAAGAATAACCTCATTAGGGTTTGAATATAATTCAACAAGCCGATCTATAACATCAAGTTGAAGCGGGTGAACGTGTTTTTCATCATCCTCCTCTTTTGAGTCTCTGAATGGCAGTATATTATCTCCGCGAACGTCATCCCATACACTCGACGCATATCTCTGCCAAATATAATGATTCAATTTAGTTATTTCGTCCTCCTTGTTAACATTATTCAAGTGCTCCCAGAGCTGTTCTGCATTCAATTCTGCCTTGTTAGCATTATTCCATGCCCTTAGAATGTTTGGCAAAATAGGTATTTCACCGGCATAATGGTTTATTCCGTATGGATGCGTAACTGGAACTTCATTTTCTCCTTTTTTTGTAAAAACAAGAACATAATCAGGCATAGCTGTAAAACATTTTGTGCTGTCCTCTACAATGAACTTGTGCATCAATGACTGAACCATTGTCCGCATCCGAACCTTTAATGGCTCTTTCCATATTGTTATCCTGTTTCGATACTCAAATCCATGCTTAATATGAAGTTTAATTACTTCGTGCGGAAAATCCCAAAGCCTGCAAGTATTATCAAAAACATCCGTAACATGAACTGCATTTATTCTTCCTGGCTTTGTTACTCTTGACATTTCAGCGATCAAAAAGTCATACTGATCTAAAAATTGCTCTTTGTTTTCGCAATTTGAAAAGTCTCTCTCTGAGCTTGAATAGTTGTAGAGTCCGGCAAAAGGCGGGCTGTAAACCGATAGATCAACGCTTTCAGAATCTAATTGAGGTAATACATCCATGCAATCTCCGTTATAGATTGCGTAGTTTTCTTTTATTTCTTGGTCTTTAATCATAATATATTTAGAATTTAGGTTTAATTACTTTTTTATCAAACTCCCTTTGAGTTATTGTGAACTGACTGTTTACGTTTTCTGTTAGTTTTTTATAAAGCTCAATAGCTTTATCTGTTTTCTGTTGAAGCGCCTCTAAGACTCTTGTTTGTCCATCTGATACCACCACATCTATTGTTACGTCTTTTGTTTGACCGAATCTCCAAAACCGTCTTACGGCCTGATAGTATTGCTCATAGCTGTAGGTAGGGAAAAATACAGAATGATTGCAATGCTGCCAATTTAATCCAAAGCTAGTCATCTTTGCTTTAGTTATTATCCGCTTTATTTCGCCGCGAGAAAAAGATAAAAGTATTTCCTCTTTCCGCTCCATTGACTGGCTTCCTATTATCTCAACTGCGTCTCGATCCATAGACTTTAAAAGCGAGCTTTCATTGTTGGTATTACACCAGTAAACCGATGTATTCCCTTCCGCTAATTCAACTGCCTTCTTGCACCTGATCTCTTCAGTCTGTTTTTGTTCATATCTAACCTCGGCAAATGATTTTGCTATTGGCGTAAATATTTGAACTTGACCTGATGTGTCAATCATGGACTGATTTTTTATGACGTGTTTATTAACAATCAATTCGGGTAACTTATACCTATCATTCGAGAAACCAATATCACTAGGCATTTTTACCATAATGCTCCACTGATTTACCCACGCAAAGAAATCCTTTTCGGCGTGAGGTTTTAGGTAGAATTTTTCCCCGATATTTCTATTTGTTGAATCGACTGAGTTTTGATTATTCTTAAAGAACTTTCCAAGCATATCCATATAACCCAAATACCCTAATGCCTCAGAACTAGTTCCTAGCTCTATAAAATCATTCGGACTCGGTGTTGCTGTTGATAAGAAACGATATGGAATCTTCTTAATAAAAGAAGTTACTTGACCTTTTATTTTTCCGTCAAAGTTTTTAAGGATACTGCTTTCGTCAAGAATTACCGCGACGAAGTCATTTGAATCGAAATAATGCAATCTTTCATAATTGCATATCACTATTTTTTTAGTATATTTCCCATCCTTCGAGTATTCAATATCATCAATTCCTAGCTTTTGCGCCTCGATTATAAATTGAAACGCAACAGCAAGTGGTGTTAAAATCAATACATTTTTATTTGTATTATTTATTATATTTTTTGCGATTGATAGCTGAATTAATGTCTTACCAAGTCCTGTGTCTGCAAAGATAGCTATACGGCCTTTTTTTACTGCCCTCTCAATTATATGTTTTTGAAAATCAAATGCAATGTCTGGTATGTAATTTGCATCGAACCCAAATTCACCAATCGAGTGACGTTTGCCCTCTAAGAATCTTAAATAATTATTCATCTTGTCCTGACAAGAATTGGCGGAGCCGTCGGTTGTCTTTTCGCAGTTCATCGTTTTCATTATCTAAGTATTCGATACGTTTGTTTAATAAATCTACAAGCAATTCAAGATCAGCCATCTGGTCTTTAACTAGTCTTGTAAGATTTAGTAGTCTTGTTATGCCGTCGAACATAGTCTTCGATTCTTTCTAGGTGTTGTTCTGCCAATGCTCTCCCCTCCGGCGTGTCGTCGTATGTGTGCTGATAGACCGGTAGCGGATCGCCCCTTTCTAGGCGCAACCCTATCGGGCATTCATTCATACAAATGACCAGCCGGAGAGTGAGAGATCCGTTCATTTATTAAAACGGAATATCGTCGGTTTCGTCTTTGGGTTGTGCAACAAAGCCGTTGCTTTTCGCAACGATGTGCTTGTCTTGCTTGGCCGCTGGCTTGCGCCGGTTGCCGAGCCATTTTGCCTTTTCATCTCCGAATAGCCACCGTTCTACGCAATTAAACTGGTGATCTGGGTTGGTCTGACCTGGCTCTACGCCGATGACGCAAACTCCTTTTTCACCGATTAGGTCTTCCGCTTCGACCGTGACGTCTTCGCCTGGGACTACGGCGCGACCGATGCTGGAAAGCACTTGGTCAACCTTCCACGCTGCCTTGGGCGTGAACGTGAGATGTTCCCACATTTTCGGACCCTCCACGCCGCCTTCGAGAAGGACGGCGACATCAAGCTTGATCGTAGGGTTGCCTGCTTGGCTTGTCTTCTCGACGGCCTTGATGATCTCGACTTCGTAGGTTCCTGGCTCCACGAAATAAATCGCGGCTTGTTTCGGTTCACTTGCTTTATATGTTGGCATTTTGTATTTTCTATTTTATTTTTGTTTGTCTGAGTTGGAGCGAATGCGCTCCGATTTTTACTGCTGTTGTGTCTGGCTCTACGCCGTTTTTGGCGCAGAGTTCCAGATAACTCTTTTCTGAGAGCTTACCGCCCATCGCGAGGATTAGTGTCTCTTTGCTGATACCTTCGGAGGCTTTAGCGATAGCTTCGCACTCCACGAATTTCCTTCCGCTCATGCTGGTGAGTTTCCATCCGGGAACTTCGTCACCGTTTTCGAGTCTCGTCTTTAGATGACCGAGCACCGGTTCGGCGATCTCCTTTTCGGCTAACTTCCACTCCTTCGCGAATGCTCCCATGCTCTCCGCTGTTGCAAGGATGCGTTGGCGGATCGCCTCGATGGAGTTGCCTGTAACGTCGGGAATGAGAGCGATAGCGCTCTCAGCCTGTCTGACGATGGCGTTGCAGCTGTTGTAGTGTTTGCACCAACTGCAATACTCGCAAGGCGTCGGCTTCGCCTCCGCGCTTGTTGCGCGGTCGATTGTGCGCTGCGTGCCTTGCTTGGCTTCCTCGTAGGTGAAGTCATAGCTACGAATTAGCTTTTGATCGACGTAAATAACATGAGCAGTCCAAGACATTTCAAAGTTATCTTCCATGCACGCCAGACTGTAGGCTTGAAGTTGATCTCTGTAATTCCGCGCCTGCCCCGTCTTTATATCCGCGACCCATTTCTCCGCTTTGCAAACTGCGTCTGCCGTGCCGAGTTTCGATAGTCCAGGAACTGCCATCGCAAGATACTCCTCGCGAGTCTCGATGAACGATCCCTTTGCAAGGCGCGTCAGTTCCTCGACGCCGTAGGTGATAGCTCCGGCATCTTCGCCTACGATTGCAACGTCATCCTGTGCCGAGATCAAGTTGCGGATCGCAACGTCTACCGCTGTTCCGCGCTCCGCTGCCGAACTCGTGCCGCCTGCGCCCTCGAATAGAGCGCATTCGGCGAGTTTGGGCAGAGTGCTAGGTGATATTTCTTTACTCATACTTTTGATTTTCTAAGTTTTGCCAATTTATTCCAATACCGGATTCGCTCGCGATGATATGCAATTTGAACTTTGATTCGTTTTGGGTTTGCTTGTTTTACTGAATCTGGAGTAATGTGTTGAGTTCCTAACTTAAATTTGATTTTAAGTTGTTTAGCTAATTTTATAGCTTTTAATATCCTGTTATGTGTCTCTAAATTAAATGACTTGTGAATAAGCCATTCATCTGCATATTGAATTTTGTGCTCCAAATACAATTCCCTATCAATTAAGATAGCTTTTTTCTTTGGAAACATTTGAGCTAACAGCATGAACTCAAGTATTGTGTATCTTGGTGATTTCATTGATTCGCCTTTCTCCATTCGATCGCCGTGTTGACGAATTGATCCACGCGAAGCGCAACGCGCTCTAGGTATTCCGGTGCGCAATCGCGCCACGTCTGCTCGCTTGTTAGGACGCCGCGCCCAAGCAGGAACTGGTTCACCGCTCCTTCATGCTCTGCGAGCCGTGCTTGCCATCCTACCATTTCGTCGGCTTCAACGATATGGTTCGGCTGTTTAGTTGCAACGGCCTCGAACAAGTGAGCGACCGATGCCCACTCCAGCGGGAGTTCCTCTGCGAGTCCGCTTCGCGTCTTCGCATCGTAGGCTGCTGAGTGCGTGGTTAACAAGATGCGCTCCTTGCCCCCGATGCCCTTTCCTTTGCCGCTGTCGGTCGTGCTTACCTTAGTCTTAAACCTTAAGAACCAAAGTTCATCCGCAAACTCTTTAAGCAACGGCGCCGATTGTTTGCTGAGTTTCAGTTCGTAACGGTCATATGCAGCCAATGCGTCTGGAGCCTCGAATCGCACTATCTTGCTGTGCGCGATCAAAACCACATTCTTGCCGGCATCAATGAGTTGATCAACGGACGATAGGAACCGGCTCATCCTTTCCGCCACCATCACCCATCCCTTACCAAAGCCGAAATCCTCGATGCTGGTCTTTTTAGTCGAAGCTAGTAGGTCTTCAACGCAGAGCCGCTCTGCCCAATCCGCGCTGTCGATAACTATAGTTTTGTAATCTGTCGCCTTGGCTTCCGCCAATGCGTCCGTTAGTTGCTTCCACGTTCCGATCTCGCAACGGTCAACGTCCAAGTGGGACGTTCCGCCCTCGATGTCCAAAAATAGCGGCCTGGGGAACTTGGCCGCGAATGTGCTTTTTCCTACGCTCTCCACTCCGTAGATGACGACGCGCTGGGCGCGTTGTTGCTTTCCTTTTGTTATTTTCATTTTCTATTTTCCTTTTTGTTGTGCTGCATAAACGGCAACAGCGAGTGCCGCCCAAGTGTGCGACTTAATTCCATAAGTCGGCCCTGGGGTTTTCTTTGTTCCCTGCGGCCCGATGAGATCGAGCAAGGCTTGGCGAATGTTCGCGTCCTTGGCTCGCAT